GGCCGCTAAAGACAGATATATAGGTAGTGCAAATGGTGATCTCGCTTTGCCTATATCGGTAATTACTCGGCGGGCGGAAGCAATTAGCGCACGATATACCTATGAGTGCCGTGCGTTGAGGTTGCGTTTGTCGCGTACAGGCTCTCCAGGAACTCTTACTGCAAAGGTATATTCCGGTGCGGGTGCGGACGAAGACAATCTTCTAGGTACAGGAACCTATGATGGTGACACAGTTACAACTAACTACCTTGGCGAGATGGTTCAATTTGATTTTGGGGAAGGTGCAGAGTTTTCGATTACTTATGGAAGTCCATATTGGATTGTGTTGGAAACCCCATCAAACGGCGATGCAGACAACACAATAAATTGGCGACTTAATGATAATAATCCGTATGCCTATGGGAGTCTACGCTATTATTATGGCTCTCCTGTATGGGGTTTAGAGGCGACAAAAGACCACGTATTTGAACTCCGAGACGACCTTTATTCCAGTACTACTGTCTATGCTGAAGGCACTAAGACAGTAACGGTGGCAGCAACTGTGGATTACATCACTGGCCCCGGCAAAGCGTGGAACCCAGGGCCGGAAGACGACCAAGAGGACATCGCAATCATAGGCAGGATCAGGATCAACACGTTGACATGGAATGCACCGGCCAACGAAACCCCTGATTATCTGGTGTACTACCGAGTACAGGGTGGATCGTGGGTTCTTCAGGAGACCATCACCGATGACAGTACGTCACATACGCTATCTTCCAGCGTCCTCGCGGGCCTAGACTATTATTCCATCTATGAATGGCGGGTTGATACCTGTGCGGAGGGGCTTACGACTACAGGCGATACATGGACGTTCATCACCCAGCAGGAGCAATTCACTGATTTCACACGCAGGTCGGACTACGACGCAGACAAGGTATGGCAACCCAGCACTGGTTGGGTTGACATTGACAGTTTTGAATACACGGGCGGAGGCCGTTTCAAGGGTCGAGTACTCGTGATCGGGCACAAGGTTTTGTACTTCGGAGACATATAATGGGTGTTAAACGAACAATCAAAGAAGTGGTAAGTGGGAAAAAGACATACCTCCCTAAAGATAAGAAGGCGCAAGAGAAACTTGATGACGCCCGGTATAAAACCCGCAAGTTGCAGGCCAAAGCCAAAGCGGATGCCGAAAAGGAAGGTGTCGAACTCAAGGGTTTAACCAAGAAGGCCAAGGCCAAACGAGCAGCCAAACAACCGAAGGGTGACCGGCAGTACGAAGGTGCGTCTGGTTCTGACCTCAAAGAACTTGAGAAGAGATTCGGGAAGAAGAGATAATGGCAACCCTTACGGCACTAGGTGCGACCCACGGTTTCACAGCGGATGATCTCGATACCTCGGGACAGGTTGCTGTCGTCCACGCCTACCAGAAAACCTATCTGGCCGATGGCCGAGCCTACTCCGCCACCATAGGTGACAGCGGGTATCATAAGATAGACTGGATCAATACGCGACTCGTAGGTGCTCCGTCCGGGGCGTTTACCCAGGGCGAGGTCGTGACCCAGGCTACATCTGGAGCGACAGGCATCTTCGATGAAACCATTGGGTCCGGTGCCACAGCCAAGAACATGGTCTATCGAACTACGACGACTGAGTTCAACGCTGTCAACGAGATCACGGGAGCCGATTCGACAGAAACCCTAACCCCTTCGGCTGTGGTGGCCCCGCCCCATTGGCTCAACTGGACCCTCAGCACCGGCACATTCCCTGGTGGCGGATCGAACGTCATGTCCCTTTGTTGGGGTCGTATCTTTATGAACTCGATCCAGCATCCCCACCAGTGGTTCGCTACACGAGTCAACGACCCTCTCGATCTTCTGTTGGTGGTGGATGATGTGGCCTCAGCCCAGAACAGTCAGGCAACCAAGAAGGCCGGTTTGGTGGGCGATCAGATCATCGCGTTCATCCCATACAAGGGCAACACGCAGGTTTTCGGGTGTCTGAACAATATGTTCGTGATGCGGGCGGACCCGGCTAAAGGTGGGTTCTTCACGACACTCTCTGATACCACAGGCATTTTCAGTCACGAGTCCTTTTGTTGGGACGACAAGAACAACCTGTATTGGGTGGGATTCGACGGCATTTACGCGCTATCTGCTGAGGCCATAATGCAGGGTGCACCGCCCGTCAATCTCACCAAAGAGCACGTCCCAAAACTAATCTCTGATATGGGCCTCAATCGCAGAACTGATCGTGTTGTGATGAAGTATGACAAAGATCGTTATGGCATCGAGATTTCAATAATACAGCGAGACGGCGAATGGAAAGCCGTGTTCTGGTTGGACCTGCGAACCGGAGGCGTGTTCCCGGAGAACTACGCAAAGGATCACATCCCAACAGCACTTCATTATTTTGATGCGAGAACAGCGGCGGAGCGCACTCTGCTGGCCGGGTGTAACGACGGCTATATTCGCAAGTGGGATAAGTCGGAGAAATCAGACACCGGGAGTACGGCCATATCAAGCAATGTCTTGATCGGGCCCGTTGCCGGGGGTGGTGTGCGGACTAAGGTCGGACTGAATGAGGTATCAGTCAGAACCGGCGTGGACACGGACGCAGTAACCGTGTCGTTGTACTCGGGGATCACCGCCGACAAACTCATAAAGAACGTCGCCGATGATGAATCGCCTCGTGTATCAAAGAGTTTCACCACGGACAAACTGTTGCCTTCGGTTCGCCAGCACATCGAAGATGGGGCTATCGGGATCAAGTTGTCCAACACTACAGCTGATTCAAGCTGGAGTATAGAAAAAATAGATGTTGATTTAGAAGAGGTTGGGAGGATCAAATAATGGCTTCATCTTATTTTACATATACAGCCAAACCAGTGGAAGAAACTCCGGGTGGGAGATTGTCGCAGAACGCCCTACAGCGTTGGCTTAACCAACAGAAGACATCACGGGCGCAGTTCAGTGCCGCCGAGCAACCATTACAACAGTCCGTCCAGATGTTCCAACCTGGTGGTGGTTATGGTCAGGGCCAACAGACCTTACTCCGTGACGAAGCTCGGCGTGCTCAGGCCGAGGCTACGACACAGCAGGTGGCCAGCGGGATGAGTAGTGGATCGTTGGCAACCGGGACCAAACTACGAACTGAGCGTGACCTGGCAACAGGTCTGGCCGGGGTCGAGGACACTCGGACCCAGTTCTTGAACCAAGCACTTGGTAATCTGTCAGGTCTGCGCGGACAGCAGGCCGGATTGACCGCTCAGGTCAACGATCCGACCTATGCTCCATATTTGGACTATATATCAAGGACCTTGGCTCTCCAAGAACAAGGTGCGCAACGGGTGATGGGGGCAAACACAGCCTCTGAGTCGTCAACACCCGCGACAGTCGGGCCGTGGGGTCAAACCAGAGTATCGGCTACACCAGTGTTTGCGAGATAACATGGCAGTAGAACAGTATAGTCTGGTTGCGAACGACTGGCTCAACCTTGAGTCTATCATCAACGATCTTACTCAGCGGGTCATAGGTCAAGAACTTCATCCGACGAGTTCGCCTACATTCGCTGATATGACGGTCACGGGTGACTTTGACATCACTGGTGATATGGGCGTTACTGGCGACCTGGATATTGGTGGCACTGTCACGTTCGATGACTTAACCGCTTCTCGGTTAGTAGCTACTGACGCAAGTAAAGGACTCGAATCTAAAAATCTTGTTGATCTGGTGGCCGGAACCGCGAATCAAGTCGTGGTCACTGACGATGCCGCTGGTGGTGTCGTGTTGTCAGGACCGCAAGACCTCCATACTGGAGCAGACCCTACGTTCGTGGGAGTAAACATAACGGCAGTTAGTTCGCTGCCTGGAACTGTGGTGGTGGGAAAACTCATCCACTTAACGACAAATAACAGACTTTATTTTGGAAGGAAATTGTAATGGCTGGTACTTTTTCAGACTACGCAGAGAATGAATTGTTGGACCACATCATGGGTGTTGGCTCCCTTACTATGCCCACTGTTTATGTGGCGTTGTGCACCGCTGATCCCGAAGATGCTGGAACTGGTGCGGATATGGATGAGGTAGCTGATGCTAACGCCTATGCAAGAGTGGCCATCGCCGCTGATTTTTCGACACCAGCGGCTTCGGGCTCAATAGCCAACGACGGCCAGATTGATTTTGTTGAAGCAACTGGTGCATGGGGAACCGTGACACATTTTGCATTGCTTGATAGCGGCACACATGGTGCAGGAAATATGTTGGCTCATGGCGACCTCACTGCATCCAAGGCTGTTGGTGATGGTGATACTGTGTCCTTCGCCATAGGTGACCTCACCGTAACACTTGGATAAGATGGAGTAACGATGGCACATACTTGTGAACCGACGATAACACCGCTGGATATTCCAAGTAAAATTGTGAGGATCACAGCGGATATAGCTGTTGACGCGGGACCTACGCATACAGTGATTCTCCAAGCTGCTGACATCAGCACCCCGGCTAAAAAAGCCGGAGTTGCTGATACTCTGTGGAATAAGTTCCTGGTAAAATACGCACAGCAGTTGGCAGAGGAAGGGATTGCTGAGGAGATTGCCGATCTCGAAACAGCGCTTGCTGCTGACATAGAAGGGAGGACGATTTAATGCTGCCAGAATTTTACAGGTTTAGAGTCCTAAACTCAACCGACCAGACATTTAC